CAGCAGGATTAACACCGGACTCAGAAACCATGACTGCCAAAATATCTTCTGGCTTCATTCCTGTTTCTGCGGCTAGCTGTACTAACTTAGAATAAAAGTTAGAACCCAAATTAGCCACCTTACCTCCTCAAAGATTTGGAAATTTTGAACAATTGAATAGCAGTATTTGGATCATCAACTTGAATGGAGCGAGCATACGTAGAAATATGCGCAGCCAATAGAGCAGGATCTTCATTAGAAAATACCTCTAAAGACTCAATGAAAGAGTTGTAAGAACTGGTTCTACTTTTATTTTTGGCTTCCCATTCTTTCATAATTTCTTGATGTACTTTCTCCAGTTTAGATTGTTCTGGAACATTTGGTACCGGCAAAGAGGGTACCACTGGTGGATGGGGAGCCACCGGAGTCACATCAGATGGAACGTTAGGGGGCGGTGGTAATGGTGTCACACTTAAAGTATCGCCAGGTTTAGCCTGAGATGATTGCGTGGGTGGAGCAACACCTGGCAAAGTTTCACCAGTAACACCAGGTCCGGGCGCTGGTTTGAACGCATCGGGTAATGGACCAGCAGGAACAGTACCACTAGTGTCGGAATTAGATCCGACAGGAGAAACCTTAGAAGAATCAGGAACAGAGACCTTGGTGGCTTCCTCAGCTTCAATCTTAGCTTGTGTATCTAAATATGGTCTAATAACATCGGTATAATAATTTTTGAAACCGCCTTTACCATTATCATATTTATTGAAAGCGTTAGTTAATTCTTTACTGGCTTCTAAATAAGCATCAATATTACGACCGGCTCTAGCAGAAGCCATTGTCTTGAGCAAAGTTAAAGAATGTTCCAACATATTTTGAGCATTCTCCAATTGAGAAATGGCACCTTCACGGATTTTACCAACTACTTTAGGATATCTTTTCTCCCAAGCAGCCAAAGCACGACCACGTTGTGTACCAATATTATGGAAGAAATCCATAATATTAGCTTCTTTGATAAAGTATTCTGATTGTTCGCTAGCAAAACGGGAACGCATATTCTCTAACTGTTCCTTGTGTTTGCCTGGTAGCTTTTCAAACAAGAAGCGGTGATGAATGTTATTAACATTCAAGTCAAGATTCTTGAGAACACTAGCTACATCACTCATCTTCTTGTGGAATCTACCTAAACTGGCCACGGCAGATAAATATTCGCGACGATTGATGAAAGACTTAGCCTCTTTGAGTAAATCCTTGGCTGAGATAGGATCTTCTGGGGTAGCTTTACCTACCTTCGAGCCAGCTAATGTGGAACGAACTACATCATCGGCATCAATTAAGACATTCATAACTCTTTTGAGTTCTGGTTTGAAGAATTCTTCAGCTGAACGAGCTGGAACATTGGCCATTTCGTGCAATCTGTTAAGAAGACTTCTCTTTTGGGCAATTTTATCCATAGAAAACCCTCTACTTATAGGCTAATAACTATAAGAATGCTGCATTATCCATAAGTACATACACTAACCCTTGATTTTATGTGGATTATGGACCGGGCGGTGGTCCGCCTACTGGCGGAGCGGCTGGGGGTGTCCCACCGCCCGGGGGCGCCTCGCCACCTGGAGGTGCCGCAGGAAGCGCTGCGGCTCCTCCACCTGGAAGCGGACCTGGAGGCGGACCACTCGGCAATCCCAAATCTGGCATACCACCTGGAGGTGGTGCGCCACCTGGAGTTTCGCCCGGAACTGGCTGTTCTTCTTGTCCTGGCTTCTTTTCTGGTTCCGGAATTTCATCTTCCTCATCCAGAGCACGAAGAGCGTTGAGGTCCATAGCCTCCAAAGCTGCCTTTTCCTTTTTGGCAATGGCGTTTTGGATAGCTTCCTTGCGAATTTTACGAGTTTCATCTTCAAATTCCAAACCGATCGAACGATATAGGGTATGCAAAGAAACTCTCTTAGCTTCATCAGTGCCTTGAGTTAAAGTGACGATGCTATTAATGTAATCTCCGGCATCGAACAAGGACATATGATTCCAGTCAATCTCTGGAACGATGAGCTGCTTCTCTCCACCGGAATAATCGTAGAATCCTTGAATTTTGGAGATAGGAGCAAAGATTTTGCGTTTCAACCACTGGGACATCATATTACGAAACTGCATGTAACGCTGACGCAAAACATCTAAAGCTACACCACCATTGGCGTAAGTAGTATCGGCACCACCATCCATCAACACCGGTGGAACCTGAAGTCCCACGTAGATTTCTTTAACTAACTGAGTAATATCACCAGAAATATCGTAGATACCTTGACCATAACCTACTCTAGTAACATCTACGCCTTCATGAGTAAAAATCTTGAAATCCTTATCATATTGAGCTTCTTCGAAAGTACTTCTCCAAGCTTCTAAGTCGGCGAAAGTAGGTTTATAATCAGCCGAACCAATCTTAACGATGGTGAGTGGATTGATCATATTATCAGCTTGAGCATATTTGGATTCGCGTAACTTATCAAATAACATCAATTGACGAAAAATACAGACTGGTAGTCCAGTACCTCTGATTTCATAAGGACTGATACGACGAGCCAAATGAGAAACATGAAAGTTGTCTAGAGGAATATTTTCACCACGACGCACCGAATCAATGATATGTTGGTTTAATTGTTTGCGCTGTTCAATATCACTAGGACGGTTAGAGAAGATAATCTTTTGTAGATTAGGATCTGGACGCAATTGGATAATAGGTTCATTAGCCACTACGGTACGCTTAACCACCATAAAGTCTGGGTTCTGAATCAGCAAACGACTCCACTTACCTTTGCTTTCATCTAGTTCAGAATATACAAAGGCTTCACCGAGTAACCAGTACTCCTGAGCGATTTGTACACATATGTTCATCAAATCGATTTCTTCAATCATATCGTTGAAGAACTTCTCAATATCTTTATTAGGACACTTAATGCTTAGCTTACTAATTGGGTAAGTACTGTGAAGATTGATAGCATTATGTACGAAAGGATTCAAAGCATAAAAGCTACGACACCAAGCATTGATAGTAGCCCTATCACGGGGTAGATTAAGGTTGGAATTGAGCCACAGAGGAGAATATACTTCAGGAGTTTGTTTGACAGAATCTCCGTGAATACCACGGAACATACCGCCCACACTACTAACTACTTGAGCGTTCTTTTTGAATCCACCAACAGATGCCACGACACGGGCGTTAGCAGTTTCAAGATTTTCTGCTACTCTCTGACTGTAGGTAGGTCCAGAACCATCACGAAATGCACCCTGATCAACTTCATCAGAAAGAATCGCTCTTCTTTCTTTGGAAACACCTTGGGCCATAATAGCGCTAACTTGTGGAACAGTTGAACGCTTATCCATATATTGGTCTGATTTTGATGGTCCCTGCCATTGTTTAGGGGGTTTATTACTAGCCATGAATCCTCATTTTCACTACACCCTCTACTATACTCAATATATGATATATCAGTCAGGGCTAATATTTCAGACTTTTAGAATTTTCTGGACACATATCCACTCAAAACCATTGGTTTATTAATGTTTCTTTCATTCTGTAGTAAAGGGTTATTGTGAGTAAACCCTCTGGTTACCAAGAACTTATAAGCAATATAAGCGTTAAGTAAAGCCATGAAACCATCATTTGGTGTACCACCTTTGACATAATGGACACTAGGATCGCCACCAGTTCTAGAAATAGAAGGTTTAATCTCCATACTACAACAATGTTCTATCAACCAAGCAATTCTTTCATAATCACCATAAGGAAATCTAATCATTCCTTTTTTCATTTGTTCATAGAGCTGAGCAATATAATAGTCTCTTTCGAAAAGAATTTCTTTTGGAAAAGTATCATGTCTAAACTTAACATGTTCATTGACTGACGGATGAGCACGAGAAACCAAATACTTATCTCCATAGACATTTTGTAGGTCTTGAGAAAAGTCATTAGAGTAACCAATATCTCCTACTGCTAGTTGAATATTGTATTGTCTAATCAACTGGTCTATGATGCCTTTCTTATGAGCAGGATCGTTTCTTTTGAATTTCATCGCAAATTCAATAGATAGTAAACCGGGACCTTTAGACAGTAGCACCACTGCAGTACTATAGGATTGACCGCGACTGGTAATCTTATCTGGTTGAGCTAATTGTTCCAAATCAGAACGGGCACCATAATCGATACCCAACACGGCAATCTGCTGCATTAAACCCTTACTTGGAACGATACTAGGAGAAAACTTTCTTTCATGATCGGCACAAAAAAGACGCACTTCGTCAGGAGTAATGGGACTAGAATCTCCTTGAAAGAATTCTCCCAAAACTTCATTCATAAAAACACGTTCGGTATTAATGGGGTGCTTACCCGGCTTTTCATTCTCAATAGCTTCACGAGTAAACATCGGCATGTAAAGTTGATTGATATGGAAACCAATCATGTTACAATCATCATCATTAGGATCTTTAAAGGCAACCCACTTGCCGCGCTCGGCAGCTTCTAATTTGTTTTGTTCATGTCCACAGAGTGGACATTTGACAGTGTAGCCGTGAATCCAGATTTTTTCCCAATTATTAGAGCCAGGAGTGTAGAGTGGGAAGTGTTTTTCGCAGTTTTCGCAACCTAAGTAATAATATTGTTGAGAAGAGTTCTGCCACATCTTGTGGAAATCAGAACCTTTACGACGAGGCGTACCAAAATAAATTCTCACCCCTTTAGATGGCTCACCATACTTAGCAGTAGTTAAAATCTTGAGAGCATTACCTAATGCCAAATCAGTGGTCTTCTGTACTTCATCAAAAAAGATAACATCAGCGGTACGACCCATGATACGGTCTGCATCAACGCCAGTAGATTCTACCCATAAGTGATTACCACCCGCGAACTGCTTAAAATGTAAGGACTCGCTGGCTGAAGCGCTTTGGTCCAACAAGAGTTGCATGTAGGACTTCGGTTTGGAGCCGCTCTTTTGTTCCACGCCCTCCGGGACGAGAGAGGTAATGATCATTTGGTTGAGCTTGGTCTTAGAATACGCCGCTGCCAGTTCCAATTGTGGAAAAGTGTGAATAACGCGAATGGGTGGTCTTTCGCCGTTACCAAACATACCAGAGCCCATGAAATACATTTCTAAGGCACTAGCCATAGTGGTGGCGCCAACCTGACGACCCTTAACCATAATAACGGGTTTAGAGTTACGTTCTAAAGCCTTGATACCAATATATCGATAAATGTCACAGAAAGGCTTGTATCCATTACCACTTAGAGTAAAAGGCTTTCCATCTAAATTGAGATAGGTCTGGCAAAAAGAGACCGGATCAAGCATAAGCAGCTGTCTTTTCAATTTTAGAAAAATATCTTTCTCAGATGTTGTCATTTATTTAATTACAATTTGGCTGGCATTAAAGCATTAAAAGCGTCCGTATTGGATGGATCCACATTCGAATCAGCTGTATCACGATCACCCACTGCCAAATTGGCATAATCCTCATAGTTAGCTGGATTATTTTTTTTGGCTTCAAGATTTAGTTTACTAACTAATCTAATGAGTTTGTCATCGTCCCACATTTTATCTTTTGGCACATCTGTACGATGAATAGAATGCAGTTTATCTATAATAGCTGGAATAGGTAAGTTACCACGGGTAGATCTAATATAATTCTCTAATGTTTTGAGAATAGCTGGATTTTCACGAATAATATCCGGAATATTTGTGTCTTGTTGTTTTTGTTCGACGGGAATGGTTTTGTCAAAATTATCATTTTGATCGCCAGCTATTTTCTTATTACCCTCATCGTTTTCTTTAGAAGTTTTAAGATAATTACTAAGACCGCTACGCTGCATCATATCATCCACGGCTGCTTGCACAGAAGGATACTTGGATGGGGTACCATTCATGATAGAATTGATTTGGTCGTACAGCGAACTCTGAGGGCGGGGTTGTACTGCGCCCTTCTCCAAAGACTTTTCAAATTGCTTAAGCCAATGATCTTCACTAATATGTTCGTCAGTATTTCTAGAGACTACTGACTGATATCTGGTGTATTTAGACATGATCGCTTAACCCTTGAATTGTTGCATTAATTCATAGTTATCCGCAGAACCGGGATCGAAATCTTCATTAGCCATTACGCTTCTATCATATGGCATCGGGAACCCCATATCGAATAATAATTGCTTCAACTCAAATTGTTCACGATCGGACAATTTCCATTGCTTAACTTGACGAAGATACAAATCACTTATGTCATGACCGGCTGAAATGCAACCATTAATACAAATCCTGGCAATACCCGAAATCAGCAGAGGAGCCATAATGTACACGCCTTGCACACCCAAAATTTTCTGGGCCTCTTTGACCAAACCTTCAGAAGCTTCATCGGCAGACTTTTTGCGCTTGCGAGAGGACTTCTTAGATTCTTTCACTTTGTCGAGACGATCTTGCAAACGAGCAATACCCTCATCCAATTTGGAGCGAACCTCTTCAATCTTATTGGCGTCTAGTTCGCCGTCCAAGTCCATTCTCATAGCCTTAGAGATTTCACTATCTAGCTTCTCCATGTAAGCCATAGCTCGCTCTAATCCGGCAGAGTCGTAGCCAGAGTGCTTGGGTACACTACTAATCTTCTCTTGTACCCACCCCACGAATCCGTGTGGTCCTTTAGAAGCCCAATCCCATCTTTCGTTCTTGTTGGACTTCTTGGCATCCTGATCATCGGCGGCTGACTTCTCATCCACCTGTATACCTGGCTCGCTGACTTCCAACATTGGCTCAGGATCCTTGGTGCCAGCTGGGGCGCCTGGGAGTTCTTCAACGACAATTTCTACGTTGTCTACTGGCTCATGCACTTCTAGAGCGGGAGCGCCCGCCATTTCCTCAGGAGAAACATCTCCACTGAGCCCTAGGGAACCCATTTCGCCCTCATTGAGCGGAACAGACACCTCCAACGGCGTAATCGCTGTTGGATCTACGACAAAAAGCTGTTCTTGAGCGGTGGACTGTAATGACATGTAGATACCTCTAGACTGTTTTTGGATATGATTATATGCATTTGTATGCCATAATAATCGTTGGTTTTAAATGTTCCACTTATCTTCATACATTTGACGACCCATATCAAGAGTATTTGTAAAAGGGTTTTCAGTTTGGATAGTTTGAGCACCATCTTTAGCTTCCGGATCTACTCCATCCGGTAATCCATAGATTTCAGTTTCGGCAGGAGATAACATATCCATGTCGTCTAAATTGTCATATTTAGCTGCTAACCTATCTAAATCCCATTCCTTTTCCCGCACCTCGGCTTCTAAATCATCGACGAAAGCTTCATCCCAGGTACGACCCACAGGAGCAGATTCGTCATCATAATCTCGACCAAAATTGAGGGCATCACTAGACCTACCATCGAAATCGTCCAATGGTGTATAGCTATGCTCGCCAGCAATTTGTGGAGAGGTAAATTCGATTTGTGGGCTATCAAAACCGGTATCGCTAGGTTGCACGGTTCGATCATCAGTGCCAGACGGACCCACTAGTCTGGGTGGCTGATACTGACCTTCTTCCGGTCTAATCAGGCTGTCATGATTGATATCTTCGTCTACCGGGAAATCGATATGATTGACGTCCTTAGCTCGCGCCCATTCTGGCTTTATTTTAGCACCGTGGTCGCGTCCTAATGGAGTATGCTCGATGAAATCTCTAACACTTTGATAGTGTTCCAAGTTTTCGTAGAAGCCGGTGCCCAAGTCATTATCATCGGACTTATGCTTGTCCTTGATTGGTTTTTTTGGCGTACCTTGATACGGACTATTCTTCCAATCATAGATTTTGGTTCCATGTTCTTTGGGCGGCATCATATGATCTTCATTGTCATCAGCAAAGAAAGCGCTCGGACCTTTGTCGGCATGCTCTTCGAAATCTTTAACACTCTTGTATTTACCCATATTGGAATACAACCCTTTACCGTAATCGAAATTAGGTCCGTCATTCTCATCGTCAGCTTGTTTAACAATTCGATTGAAGAGAGCGGCACGAGCTTTTACACTTCCTTTAATTTGTTTCATATAGTAAGGGTAAACTTTCTCGGTGATAGGAATTAGACTCCATAAACCCATTTCCGTGATGAGTTTAGCGGCTTTATCTCCATCTTTTTCGAAAGCTTGATTCAATTTCTCATTCATTACCTTTTCAGTGGAGATTTTAACTGTCTGTGGATTTTGGCGCACAAAATCGATAATAGATTTATCCACTTCAAAACCCAACTTGCAAGCTAAATAGACAGATCTAATCACCCTATTTCTATTAGAGGTTAATGTAATTTCTGGAGCAAGACAAGTCTTTATTTTCTTCTCCCTAATGTCACGAAAACCGCGCTTGGTCGGATCTAATAGCTTTTTTAAATCTACAGTTAGTAAAAGTGTATTACAAGTAAAATCCCTACTAAACATTTCTTTTTGTAGATCGGTGGGATTAGTAATTCCCATTTTTTGTAAATAAGATTCTATATCATTAACAATGAAATTAGAAGAGAAATCTACCTTCAAATTACCAATGAAGATAGTACTATGTCCATCGTCCATAGTCTTTCGGGTGACGTTGTATTTCTTACGTAATTGAATAGCAAATTCTTGCGACAGATAATCTACCGTTTTATCACCAGTGGTGATATCAATATCGGCTACATTATCTAATCGATTCATAAACTTATCGCGAGGTGTTCCTCCAGTGATATAGGGCGTGGAGGCGCCTATCGCTTTTTGAACTGCCACTAATTGTTGAAGTAGTTCGCGTAGTTTCATTCATTTGCTTTGATTTAGCCTACTGGGCGTGGAGGTGGTGGAGCCGGAGCGGCTGGAGGTTGAGCACCTAGGTCTTCGCCAATTTCTACTTGAGGAGATGGTTTAGCGCCACCTTCTAGTTCAGCGGTCTCTTGGTCTTTTCTCATCTTCTTACGAGCTTCATCTTTATCGGCTTGATCTTGTAAATTTTTGGCTACACTGCCAGCGCGAGGAGCATTGCTACCTCCCTTGAGATCCACTTCTTTACTAACCATGGCTCCACGTAGTCTAGCAATAATATCATCCAAACGAGTAGAGACATAGTTATTAGATTCGAGAGATTTATTGATGGCTTCGGAAAGAGTAGGAAACATAGAGGCCAAATTTAAACTATCTAACATCATATCTACCATGGCTAATTGACGAGGAATTTCTCTAGTCTTGAAAATTTTGGCAATATCTTCCAGTTTAGCTACCACATCATTGACAGTCACATTGGCTAGAGCAGAATCGATAATACGATCGAAATCCTTAGCTGCGGGGGCAGCTTGTTCCACCCCGGCTTCATTGGCTGGAGGAGTATCTTCAGTCACTTCAAGTAGTTTCTCCGCGACTGGCGGTGAAACAGACGGCTTTAGACGACGGGGAGCCGTGGTCATTGGAACATCCTCTGCTACTGGACCTGGTGGTGCCATTTGAGCTTCTGTTACCATTAATTGATCATCTTCGACTTCCAAAGTGTCCTGCACTTCTAGATTGTCCTCTGCGCCCAATTCCTCAGGGGTAGTCTTGCCGCCTGTCTCGGTCTGATCAAGAAATTCTGCGATTCCTTTGGGCACACTTTCAGGCATAGGAGAAGGCGGTCCTTGAGCGATAGTGCCATCTGGTACTGGAACTGGCTTCAAGTCGACTGGTTGTGTCTCGCTAGTAGAAGGTGGGCTCTTAGGAGCTTGTGGCATACCCGGTCCCAAAGATGGAAGTGTACCGGGAAGACCGGGATGTCCAGCGCCAGATGGATCATCTGGTGGAACTGGTTGCGGTAATGCTTCAATAGGTCCCGGTTTACCAATACCTGGAGGAGGTGGATTATTAGCTTGAGCTACCGAATATAGTACTTCGGCAGCTTTGATAAAACCCTTACGACGTAAAACATTACCTTCGCGCACAATCATATCTTCATACAAACGAGTAGAAGTGCTGAGTTTATTGACTAACTGCACTCTCTTTTTCAAACTATAAATAGCTTCCATAAGATTTTCTAATTCAGGACCAGCAAACATTTGTCCTTCAGGAGAGCGTAATAACTTTTCAGCAGAATCTAAACGACCGATAATCTTTTGACGTTGCTTCTCAATGATACGCTTCCTATCTTCCTGACGTTCGATGTCTTCTTGTGTATCACGAATAGCATGATGATCTACTACAGACTCTTCTGGTTTAGTAGGATCTGGTTTGATCTGTAAAAAGTAACCTGGCTGACCATTTTCATACCAAAGTTGTGCTGTTTTGTATTTCAAGTGAGCTCCTTCTTGATAGAACTTCATCCAATTCAAGAAATCATAAGTTTCCATTAAATTCCAACCAGTGGTCGCTTGACGAACAGCATTAGCACGATCTAGCCCACTTTTCTCACTAACATAAATATTTCTAATTGTTTCTAACCATCTCTTCAAATTATGTTGACCAGGAATGTGCATATATTGATCATAGTTAGGATAAGCAATCTTGGTAACATTTTCTTCGTCTAACTTATTATAATCAATACCATACTCTTCAAAAAACTTGATGAGCCTCTTGATTTTTTCATTTAACTCATTTGGGTTTTCAATCCCTGCCATATCAAACACGCCACTACTAGGCTTCATTACGATATCACGTAACGTGCTCTTGGAATGCGGGTCTCTGATAGGCTTCTTTTCTTTTGACATATTACTCGTTTAACTTTTTGTTAATAGTTTCATTAAGCAGCTTAGCCTCCGCTAATCTGATCTCAGTATTGGGTATAACTTCCTTCTCTGGTGCCTTAAGCTTAGCCATTTTAATCTGAATACGTTCGATAAAAAGCATAGAACTCTCTAGATCCATTTCGGATAAAACTTCGCGAACTGCCTCTTGCAATACCAAAATATGCTGATCCATAAATTGAAGTGTCACGTTATTCTGAATAGAAATCTCGGATGGACTTTCAGTGAATTTATAATACTTTTCTAGTATGTTACCCAACACCTCTGCGTAATCAATCAAGAGACGATCAACTTTAGTATTTATATCTCGAGGATTTTCTTGAATTTCATCAAATACTTGAGCCACACGAGTCTCAATAGCCACACACAGCTGAGCCACCATCTGGCGCACATCTATTTCTTTACCAGCTAATTCTAACATCTTACTACGATAAGTGGAATTATTACGAACAGCTAATTCAAGCTGGTTTTCGGTAGAAGTTGCCACAGCTTGCTTGGTCTTGGCCATATCTTCTTGAATCAAAGAATAGACATCCAGATAGTTATCTTTAAAAGTCTTGATAGACTTTTCAGCAATAACGAACTTTGTTTCACTAACATTAGTATATTTGCTGACTAACCATTCATTGATATCCTTAGGAGAAACATCCAATACTAGTTTAGCAATAATTTCGTCACGATCGGGATGCTCTAAAACTTTTTTAAGTGCATTCTTGTTCATTGGTTATTCCAGTCTAATTCCCATATAGATATGATTTTATAGCCAGCCTGAACAATAAGCTGCTCGCGAGCAAGGGTAGCCTGGTACAACTCACCAAATGTCTTATCCTTAACAGAATTTATAGAATGAGAAGAAAATTTTAATGGGTTGCCATGCCAATAGTCACCGTAAAATTCATAAACTGTATTAGTAGGCGGGACAAAAGCATCCGCCTTGATTATTTTCCTACCAATTTTAAGCGATGCCTGACGATATTCTTGCGGTATTCCAAGAGAATCGAGCCAGTCTATTTCCATTTTAGAAATAATTGGCATAATAAATTCGCTTCTCGCAATATCTCCGCAAGAAGGACACCCCTTTCCTTCCAAATGTACAGGCGGCTTCTGCTCAAACAAACCATGTATTGGACAGCTAATAGTTATTAACGTACGAGAATTGATGTAATTGCAAGGATAGGTATATTTTCCATTATGAATTTCATTTGCTTTTTCAACAAAATCATCGATAGTACTTCTTGATTTTTCATGGAAACATGTTGGACATCCACGACCGTTTAAATGGTGTCGTGGCTGCTGCTTAAAATGACCATGTATAGGACACTCAATTACAATCGGTGTCAATGCATTAATATATGTTTCTGGATATTTATACTTGCCATTGTGGATGACGGCGGACCGTTCCACAAATAATTGAGTATTCCATTGAATGCGCTTTTGGCTCATAACCACAAATATATCAACGATTACGCACGATTGTATCCCAAACGTCCCTGGCGATCGTCAAATATGGCATGAAAAGGAGTGCTCAAACCTTGTGTCTGATTTGCGACATCCCCACCTGGAACTTTTTCTCCATTTTGTAGCTCATATCCGGATTCGTAATTGTATGTTTTTTTATCTAACTCACATTGAAAAACATGCTCTCCTACCCTAGACATTTGTGCTCCCGGATGATCTGGACATGTTCTTGTACTAAGGGGAGCTTCCAAAATCTTGTATTGCTTGGTCATGTTGCTTTTGTCGATAGCCTTGAGGGAATCAGAAGTCTTATCGAGAGCATGCAGTTCCTTACGAGGTTCCTCATATTTCTTGCGTAATTCTTCGATGCGATAATCATCGGCAGCTTTCTTTTCCGCGAGCGCACCTGGGGGCGCAGCAATAGTCAAGAGCAATTCATCCAATACAGAAGCCTGCTTCTTGAGTTGTGGATCGTCAGAAGAATCGAGGGCAGTAGCCAAATTAGCTAACTCTTGTACCGATTCTGGAGTGATTTTCGATGGTTCGGATGGCTCCAATACATCTACTTCATCCGCAGCTTTTTTCAATAAAGCGGCGGCTAGGACGCAGGATTCAGCCACGACCTTGAGGCATTGTTCGTCTTCTTCTGCAAGTAATAGGGCTTCGTTAGTCGGGCTTTCCAACCAAGCAGCCATTGCGTTCAACATTTCAGAAATTCTCATAGTTTCTCCCGTATGATACAGAATACCAGATTATTCCTCTCCCGCTTCCGGCTGAGGTGGCGGTTCTGATTCTTCCAATTGAGGAAGGTTAGTTTGTTTTCTTTGGTTATGCAGCTGTTTGACTTGACGAGCAAACTCTTGTACTTGAGAGCCGTCCAATGGAATGTGCCCTCTCTTGACAGCGTTAATCAAAGTAATAAGGCGCTGCCTCATCTCTGGATCAGAAAGGAATTCTTCCATGACATCCAACGAATCAACGCCGTAGGTCTTGAAAGTTGGGGTAGCTATAATAAAATCGATTAACTGCTGCTTAGATAATTCGCTACGTTCACGAGATATCTTGCCTTCGTGAATTGCCACATTTGGTACTATTACTTGCAATTTAATCGCAGCCCTTTGTAAAGCTGGAAATGCCATGGACATAGAGCGTTCATATTTGGTCAATAAACGTTGACGAGTATTACGCTGCGATTCCGTACCTCCCGGTACGCTATCATGAATGACATTACGAACCGCTCTAGTTGGGTCTTGCTTCATTTGGTATATCAACCCGATGACATCGTTAAGCGCTTCCATCAATTTCTGTGGCTTAAGCTTGTCAAGATCTTTGACAAGCTTATCCATCTTGTACACTAGTTCCGAAGACTGAGCCTCACCCAGGTCAGCCGCATATTGGAACATAGAGTCCCTAGCAGAACGCGAAAAGTAATTACGGAAAGCATCAAGCACATCACGCTTGACTTCCGCGATTATTCGATCTTCTGATATGTTAGCAGCCTTGGACTGAAGCCCGTACTTTAATTCCAAGAGCTGGGCCAGTCGGACTACCTTTTGCATGAATTATCCGAAGATTTTGGCGTTATTGAAAACCGCACCTTCGTAGGTTTCGCTCATATCTTTTCTGAACAATGGACGGCAGTTACCATCCTTGTCTTGGTATACCTTGTTGGTTGGCAAGCCAGTCTGGGCGCAAATTGGGAACTCGCTAACAGTGGTCTTGGCACTCTTGACAACGTGTCTGCACTTGGATTCGGTTGGCGTGTGACCAGCTAGTCCGTGCATGTAGATTTGGAATGCGGTAGCGTAAGCCTTAGTATCGCCGGAGTTAGCCAACACATTAAGTGCGTCTTCTGCTTTTTCAAAATTAGCTTCAGCAACTGCTTGACGCAAATTAGCAATAACTTCACTTGGCTTGAGAGCCGACATAGTAGAAGCGGCGGCAGCTACCTTATTGTCGATACGTCTCTCTGTTACAAATTGGTTAACACCAGCCTGACTGAAGAAAGAAACCGAACCGTTGCACAACATGACTGTTGGCTTGACTAACTTTCCGTCTGCAACCTTTACTGGGACCGTGAAAGCCACCTTACCGGTATCTATAGAAACACCGAAGAAGAGAGTGTGGTCGTCATGACCAGTCACTACAACTTGTGGATTCTTATGACCAAAAGTAGCCAATTCACGAACGATGTGGTTTCTAGCAGTATTGATTTTATCAGTACCGAACTGCCATGCAGCTAAACCTTGAACGGTATTGAACTTCTCTTCAAAAGTCTTAGATTCTTCCAATTGTGGTAGCTGAACATCTTTACGAGATGCCTCAGCCATCTTTTGGCCCACGACGGAGCCCTCGAAAAATTCGGACTTGCCCTGACGCTTAGCGGTCAAACGAGTCAAAGCCAATTCAGCATCGCTAACTTCACGATGCTCGGAAGCAGCCTTGGTCAAAACACCGAGAATGCTGACAGCATCTACCTTGAGTTTGGAACCAGCCAAAGTAGTAAGATAAGCCTTGATAGTGGTATGATTCAACTCTTGTGGACCAGCATTACCCATGAAGACGGATGCTTCGACAATATCCTTACCATGAACCTCAACGGGAACAAAGAAGCTAGTGACACCCTTTGGAGTTTCATAATCAGCCTTAATGACAATAAACTTATCGCTGCCAGCACTGACAGTTAGGGCAGTAGGAGATAAGTTCCAAGCTTCCAGAGTATTACCCACGGATTTCAGTGCCTTATCGGCTACTGGTTGAGAGTACATCTTCAGCGGAAGGTGTTTATCAAAAGCGCTTTCTAACGCATTAGCTAGCACTTGGTCACCGACATGATATGGATTAGCTTGAACAGCCTCATCACGCGGAAAAGTAGTAACGTTTGGTTCTGGTGCAGTCTCGCCCAGCTCTTCTTCAAATAGCTCAGCAAATTTGCTATTACGAGAATGAAATCTTCTGGCCAAGTCTTTGAATTCGGCTTTACGGATGAAAAGTGTGTTTTTGTCAGCCATATCCTTCACAACTCTGGCTATCATACCGATAGTTTGATCATGAGGGTGGGCGACAACACACTTGGCTAATTTGGCAGCCAAGATCGGAGTGGCTAACTTTTCGTTATTCTCTACAGATTTTGCCAAATTACTGATTAGTTGTTGAATTTTGTCGAGACTCATTTATACACCTATTCCGTTATGCCAGTTCTGGGTATTTCTTCAATACCTCGTGCTTGGCTTCAGCAGATAGCTCGTTGAGCAGAGCCTTCACCAATTTCTTGTTAGAAGTTAGTTTTTCTGGTAAATATTGGGGAACCTTACCTAATTGGTCGCGAGGAATGCCAAGTTTAGTAAATGGCAAACGAACCAACGGATCTCCCTTGTAGGAAACCTGTAGTACACCGGCGGTCTTAGTAATGACTACGCTCCACTCACTGGCGGTCTTAGCAACCTCTTCGCCCTCTTCATATAGGGCGACAATATAGTCACCGTCGTCAGCACTTTGAACTTCCCAAAGTTGAGCAGCTTTATCACCATCTTTGAAACGAACTACATCAAAAGCCACACTCTCAATCTGATCTTTAACATCAGCGAGTTTATAGGCTTTTTTGGTAAGTTGTTGGGCTAAAGCTGAATAATCTATCGTATTTTTCGACATCATGTCTCCCATGGTACAGAAGGTGCTCTATCTTAAATAGATAAATATTGGTATAATATTCTGTACTTTAGTAGCCTGCCTACTAATAGATAATTTCATAATATTACCACAGGACGTCCAAAATCGATACGAACTTTCCGAATTACCACTTTTCGTCACGTAAAGCATCCATTTCATCAAGTATGCCTTTAATTACATCATCGTGTTCTAGAATCTTTTTAATTTTTTTCTTAGCCCCACCATAAACCCGTTTCCCATTTTTATAGTCGACATTACCATTTAGGCTTTTCGTAATTGAACTTTGGTTCACGTTTAACATCTTAGCGATTTCCATTTGAGTATAACCATCCGCATACAGACGAATCACCTCTCTCTGTCTTGGTGTTAATAGAGTATCTACCACTCTCCAAAATTCTTTCTTGAGTCGGTCTTCCAACTCCAACATTCTCTCGTCATATACGAAACCTCCGGTCAAACGATTATAAATGCTATCCTCGTTGCAGAAAGCCTCCATCATGTCGTTGGAACAAACTGTCTCGAGCAAAACCCACTGATAGGAATCTGATCTATTCTTTCTTTTATAATAACTATTAGTCATATAATCATCCTTATAGTTTGATGTTATGTCTTAACAAGATATCTCTAATAGTAGTTTTACCGCAACCAAATCTTTTATATAATTCAGTTCTAGAGATATTTCCCTCTTGATATAATCTGCATATTTCTAATTCCTGTTCAAGAGTAAATATATTACAGTTATTAGAATGACCAGTATAATTTGATTGCCTAGTTTCTATGTTGTGTCTTCTCAAAATGTCTGCTATTGTAGTTCTTTGAACTTCAAATTTCTTTCCTAAAGAGTAAGTAGATAATTTATCCATTGTATACAATCTACATATCTCTTTTTCTATTTCTTCTGAAAATCGTCTTCTTGATTTTTGTTCTTTCCCGGCATGTGATTTAGAGATTTTATTTTTCCACTCATCATCAAAAGTTTTTCCAGTATTAGTGCCGGGCTTACCCATAGCAGCTTTGGACATATTCTCTTTCCATTCTTCTGGAAGAATTTTTCCTTTAAGAAAATGTTCATTATACTGATAGTGTTCTTTTAATGCAGCAGATATTTTTGCTACAATCTCTGGTGTTCTTGGCGAAGTGTTCCCGCCAACATCTACATTATATCCTTTTTCTGGATTACGACTATCGTATTCCTGTATTACTTGCTCTTCAACAAAATCAACATCATCTTGTGTGCGACAAGTAGCTATAACCTCAAACTCAAAAACATTAGCTCCATATTTAGTGATAGCTCGGGTAATAACTTGATGT